CGCTAGACCAGGCGGTCACCGGCGGGTTCGGCTTTTTCCGGGTCAGCATCGACTTCGCAAACGAAGAGACGTTCGACATGGAGGCGAGAATCGACCGCATCCCGAACGCGCTACAAGTCCATTACGACCCGACGACTACAGAGTTCGACGCCAGCGATTGGGAGTTCGCGTTCGTTTCCGAGATGGTGAACGAACGCGAATACAAGCGGCTTTACCCAGACGCATCCATGGTGGCGTTTGACGGTGATAGCCGTAATAACTCCTGGGTTGCTGACGACGACATACGGGTGGCGGAATACTTCCTTCGCACCCTATCCACGCGGATGCTAGTCCAGTTCCAGACGGGACAGGGCGTACAGGTCTACCGCGAGGAGGAACTACCGAAGGCGGCTGAAATGTTTTTCGAGGCGGGCGGGATCGACCCGAGCGGCGGCAGTGACGAGGAAATGGTTCAGGCATTTGTTCAGATGTCTGGCATGACCGAGATGGCCCGACGTGAGGCCGAGTACCACACAGTCACGCGCCGCATTATGAACGGCGTGGAGGTGCTGTCCGAGGACGAGTGGCCGGGGCCGACGATACCTATCTGTCCGGTTTGGGGCGATGAAGTTTATATCGATGGGCGCCGACATTTCCGCTCGATGATCCGAGACGCGAAAGACCCGCAGACCATTTTCAACTTCTGGCGTTCGGCGACCACCGAACTGGTGGGGCTCGCACCGAAAACGCCGTGGGTTGGGCCGAAGGGTTTTATCCCCAAGGGGCAGGAGGCGAAGTGGGCGAGCGCAAATACGCGGAGCCATGCGTATCTCGAATACGAAGATATGGGCAAGAACCCGCCGCACCGCGTAGAGTTCGCCGGGGTGCCATCGGGCGCTCTTCAAGAAGCGTTGAACGCTAACGACGACATGAAGGCCATCACAGGCATATACGACCCGTCCCTGGGCGCGGAATCCCCAGAGAAATCTGGCGTCGCCATCAGGGCTCGGCAGACGCAGGGCGACATATCGAACTTCCACTTCTTGGGCAATCTGAGCCGGGCCATAAGATACTGCGGCCAGGTGCTAGTGGACATTATCCCAGCGGTTTATTCGGCCCGTGAGACGGTTCGGATTCTGGGCGAAGACCGGGCGCAGCAGGTTATCAAGTTGACCCAGGAAGCCGGCGGAGCCGAGGGCGATGAGTTGTATAATCTGAGTGTCGGTCGATACGACGTGACGGTTGCGACTGGCCCGAGCTTCGCCACGCAACGGGAAGAAACCCGCGACACCCTGATTGAGATTATGCGCCAGGTTCCCGACGCCGGCCCGTTTATCGGCGACGTGCTGATGGACCATATGGACTTCGTCGGCGCCGACAAGGTTGCCAAGCGGCTCAAGATGCTGCTGCCCCAGGCCATTCGTGACGCCGAGGATGCCGAGGCTAATTCAGACGACCCCGAGAAGGCGGCCATGCAGCAGAAGCTACAGGCCATGCAGCAGACCATGGAACAGGCCAAGCAGGCAGTCATGGCCGAGATTCAAAAGCTGCAACAGGAGAACGAGGCGCTGAAGGCTGACGGCCAGGCCAAGGTGGCGGAAGTCCAGGCCAAGCAGGCTGAAGTCCAGTTGAAGGCGCGCGAACTGGTGCTGAAAGAAGCTGCGGCTGATGCCGCGCCGACAGTCGAAGAGCAGTGGTCTTACGACCGCCAGATTGACGCCGATAAGCGGCAGTTTGACGCTGAACAGGACGCCGATAAGCGGCAGTTTGATGCTGAACAGAACGCCCTGGACCGTCAGGCCAAAGTCGAGTTGAAGCGCGAAGAACTGGTGGTCAAAATCCAGGAACTAGACGAGGGCAGGAGTGCCCGGCGCGACGGCATGGCAGAGAAGGGCATCCTCAACAGCGACCAGTTAGACGAAGACCGCGCTCTGGCGGCCCAGGCGGTCCAGGCGGCACAGGATGGTCAGAAGGCGATTGTGGGCGATTTGGTTGCTGTCATGGCCGCGCCGAAGCGCATTCTAAGAGACAGCCAAGGGCGCCCGGTCGGTATCGAAACAATAACGACAGATGCGACTCTTGTAGATTGCGACGACATCACCGCCGTTATGGCCGCGCCGAAGCGTATTGTTTGGGATAGCCAGGGGCGCCCAGCCGGTGTTGAAACAGTCGTAGCTGAGTAGAGGCGGCCATGTGGGGCGCCAGTCTCTGGGGCATTGGCAATTGGGGCGTTATCGATGCCGTCGTGGTGGCAGGCGGAACGGCCTGGAACCCGGACTGGGACGAATACCTTGACGATGACCAACGCGCCGCCTACGGGCTCGACCCCAAGAAGGCGCGTCGTGCAGCCGTCACGAACGCGATCCGGGAAATTTATGCAGAGGAACCGGCGGATTTCGCGCCGGGGATTGCTAAAGCGAAAGAAGTTATCGAAGCAAAGGACCGCCAAGGCCACTTAGTTGATGGCCTGCTGGCCGATGCCATCGCCCTGCGACTCGTAATGACCGCCCGACGTGTCTCGGAGGCGGCCAAGCGGGCGCAGATGGAAGACGACGACCTCGCGATCCTATTACTGCTGGCCGCGTGATCTGGAGATATGATGACCCCACGCCAACGTGCTCTCGCAGGACAGATGTACGGGGCGGGTGGGCCTGTTCAGCAGTCGTTGGCCGGTCCGCGTGCGAGGAGTGGTCGCGGGGCTGCTGTCGCGCGGGGATACGCGCCCGATGCCTATCGGTCGTCCATGTTGCCCTTCGCCCGCACTCAGGGGGGGCAGACCCGTCTGGCTGTTCCCGGTATGCTGACGGAGGTTTGGGACGCCCTACAGACGGCGAACCAGTATTCCTCGGGTCAGGTGCCCATGGCCGAGGCCAACGTGGCTGATGTGGCGAACATCGGGCTGAACCTCGCCGGCACGGGCTACACCAAGGGACTGTTGAGCGGGCCTCCTCCTCTCGGGATGCTCAACCAATCGTCATGGCACGGCGGGCCGAACAAGTGGCTACCGGACGCCACTGGCAGGGTCGGGCCGAGTCTGGAGAAGGTAGGCACGGGTGAAGGCGCGCAGGCTTACGGGTGGGGGTTCTACTCGGCGGATGTCCAAGATGTCGGCAAAATGTATCAGCGTGAACTATCGCCGGTTGCTGGTGAAACCTACGGATGGAAAACTCACGGCGCATCGGACAGCGCAAAAGATATGCTCGCTGCTTACGGCGGCGATATGGACAAGGCCATCGCGGCGGCTAGAGATAAGCTATCACCTCGGTTCACTGAGCGGCTGCATAGATTATATCGGGGCGTTGACGACGAACTGGAGAACATTAGAAAACTCGGGCAGGGCGATTCCCCAGGCCAACTCTACCACCTAGACCTCCCCGACGAAGACGTAGCGAAATACCTCGACTGGGACGCGCCGCTGAGTCAGCAGCCGGCGAATGTGAAAAAATCCTTATCAGCCTTGCTTGAAAGAATTAACGCAGGGAGAGTGGAAAGGTTTGGCCCTGGTGGCACGTTAATATCTAAAGAGCGCTTTATGAAAATGACAGGTGAAGACCTGCAAGACCATCTTGCCGTGACTTTTGGCAGATCAGAACGAGCCGTTTCCGAAGCCCTACGCGACGCCGGCATCCCCGGCCTCAAGTATTTCGACGCCAAAAGCCGCCCGATAACCGGCCAGCCCACGGCACAGGGTACAGCAGCTAGTCTTCTCGATGCAGCGGGCGGCGATGTTGATGCGGCAATTGCACTCGCTCACAAGCGCATCTCTCAGGGCAATATCCCGGCAGATCAGCCCGTCAAAGGCGGGCTGCGGGACGCAATTGAAGTGTTGAAGCAATATGGCGAGCCGCGCACCCGCAACTACGTCACCTGGGACCAAGACGTTCTCGACCGCGTTAAGATATTGGAGCAACCATGACCCCACTACAGATGTACCTTTTGAAATCTGGCCCGGGCGAACTTGACGACATGCGTACGCGGATTGACCCAACTAATGCGCGGCTCGCTTATGACGAAGGTCTTGGCATGAACTTCGGAACGGCGGTCCGAGCGCTTGTGCCAGGCGCCGGTCTGATAACCGGTGCGAGCAAAATAGCTGCTGGCGTTAACCCCTTTAGTTCGAGTGTGGGCATTGTCGGTGGTCCGTTTACGCCGGCGCTGCCGAACCGACGATTTGGTTGGATGAGCGAGGACGACTCGGATCAAGCCCATGCTGATTGGCAAGCGTTGAACAACTTGGAGGCGGCGCTAAATGCAATCCCACCGGGGCAGCCAGCGCGGCTTAGCAGGGGGACCGGTCACGCATTCGGTCCATCCCTATCCCCATCCACCAACCAATACCAAGGGCCGATCAGTATCAGTGAACAGGAAAGAAGGGATCAGGACGCCGCCAACGCCGCCGCCAACGCCGCCGCCAACGCCGCCGCCAACGCCGCCGCATCACGACAGGCAGCAGGTTTCCGAGCGGGTCACCCAGGCGGCCCGGGCGGTGGCGGCCAACGCGGCGGTTTTGACCGAGGCAATAGAAGCGGCTTCGGCGGCGGCTACTAAGCGCCCCAACATAGTTTTACGACGCGGCTCCTACGGGGCCGTTTTCACGACCAGCGCAGTGATGCGCCGGAACCCAACGCACCATCCCCATGCGGGCGTGCAGGAAGGACTATTATGGCGGACGAAAACGAGGTTACCGACGAAAACGAGGTTGCTGACGAACCCGAGGCGGAAGTCCCGGAAATTGAGAACATTCCCCTAACCGAGGCAAAGTCACTGGATGAGGAGCCCGATGAGGGCGACCCTGACCCGGAGGCCGAACCCGAAGAGGAACTGCGAGAGTACAACTTCGGCGGCACCAAGCTGGAATTACCCAGAGACGCGGTGCCGGCGGAACTTTCGGACGCCATCGATAAATACACTAGCGAACTCAACAGTGACTACACGCAAAAGTCACAAGCAAATGCCGAGGAGAGAGCATCTTTAGCGGTGCAGAGCGAAAGCGCCGAAAAGATCATCTCGCTCAACGGCGAAGCACTACAGACCTATTCCACGGGTCTGCAATTACGGCAGGAACTAGAGGCTCTTTCGCGGATCGACGTGAACGCCCTGTGGCAGTCCAGCCCGGACCAAGCCCGGCGCGTTTCCGACCAGATATCGCAGAAACAGGCTCAGTTCCAGCAGATCGTTACCACGGTCGGTCAACAGGAGCAGGCTCTAGACGCGGCGCAGCAAGTTGAACTTGTACGGCGCCACGACGAGGGTGTGGCTCAACTGGACCGGGAGATAAAGAACTTCTCCACCGAGGTGGCGCCGGAACTGATCAAGTATGTGGTTGGCACCTACGGCTTGGAGCAATCCGAAGCCGAGCGATGGGCGCTCAACCCGTCCGTGACCAAGATGGCTCATAAGGCGATGCTCTTTGACCGTATGCAGGCCAAGACGACTTCACAGCCGAAGCCGAAGCCGAAGCAGGCGGAACCCGTCGTCGCCCCCAAGGGCGGCGCGAAGTCCGCTGGTTCACGCGATCCCGACAAGATGAGCATGAGCCAGCTTTCCAAGCATCTGGGTTTGGCATCTTAAACATAAGGCCCGCCGTGAGGCGCGCTGTTCCCTTAGAAGGAACTTTTTAAAATGGCTAATACCACACTTACTGCCAGCATCATCGCCAAGGCGGCGGTGTTGCAACTCGACAACCATCTTGTAATGGCGAAGAAGGTTTTTCGCGGTTACGAGGAGGAGTTTTCTAAGTCCATTAATGGCTACGAGGTGGGCTCCTCAATTTCTGTCAAACGGCCCATGGATTTCACCGTCCGCGACGGCGCCGTTATGTCGGTACAGGACACCACCGAGGGCAAGTTCACCGTCACTGTTGACCAGCGTAAGGGCATTGATTTCAGTTTCTCCTCTCAGGAGTTGACTCTGGACATCAAAGAGTTGTCCGAGCGGGTTATCAAGCCGGCGATGATCCAGCTTGCCAACCAGATCGACCAGGACTTGATGGCGCTCTACAAGGACATTCCGTCCTGGGTTGGAACGCCAGGTCAGACTATCAACAGCTTCGCTGACCTTGCGAAGGGACCAGAGCGTATGGATGAGTACGCCAATCCCTCGGATGGTCGCGTCGCGGTTATGTCGCCAGCCGATTACTGGGGCATGGTG